CGTCGAAGGGCACGGGACTCCAGCCGTTCCGCTCCCAGTCGTGGACGGCCTCCTCGGGAACGTCGGCAACGGTCGGCCCGCCAGTGACGGCGGTGTCGGTGTGATACATCTTCACAAGGGCCACGGTTGGCCTCCTTATCTATCTTTCTGGTCACGGAGCGGAAGGTTGCCCTGCCCAGTGCAGTGCGTTCCTCCCTCCCGCTCCGGCGATACAGCATCTCGTGGACGGGAAAGCTATCCGAGCAGAAGGGCGCAGTGCTCCGGCTTCAGAACGGCGCAGCCCCATGCAAGGCCTACCTCGAACTTCACCCTGTGGTAGCCCTTGTAGAGGGCGATCTGGAAAGTCAGGCCGGAAACGGGATCGGTGACGTGCGTGACGTCGGCGGCCTTGTCTATGGCCTTGCCGTCGATAACAGGCATCTGCGGGTCTCGGCATATCAGGTGAACCGCCGAGCGGGCGAAGGCGAGGTTCGCCTGGTAGGCGCTGCCGATGGTTATGCTGGCATTGTCGGCAATGGGCTTTCTGAGGCCCGGCTCGGCAATCACCAGAGGCGAAGCCGTGCAGTCCTTGGCCACGACGTACATGTTCGGATCGCCTCCGAAGGTGACAACATCTCCAGCTTTGACGGCGGCTGCGGTTGTCCCGTCGAATGCAATAGAGGTGGTGCCCTTGGCGTACCCGCCGCCATGGTTCACCAGAGGCGTGCCTGTGAAGCTGCCGGGTGTGTGCATGGGCAGGAACTTGGATTCACGGACTTTGAAGCCCATGATGTCCAGAAGCTCGCCCTGCCTGAGCGTCGCATCGGAACCGTTCTCATTCGCATGGGTCATGTGCGGGAGCGCCCGCAGGTGCGACGAGGCGAGGCTGGTGAGAACCATCTGCAGGTCGTCCAGAGGGGCACCGTTTTCGGTCAGGATGCGGCGGAGCTGTGCGACTGCTTTCACGTCGCTCTGGAAAGGTATCGTTCCCGCCGTGCCCCATGCCCTGCAGGCCGAGGCGTAGCAGGAGGCCAGGTCGGCCTCGACTTCGCCCGCCAGCAGGTTCATGGCCTGGTAGATCTGGTCAGACAGCAGTTTGTCGAACGTGCCCGTCTTGCGGAGGGCCAGCTGCTGCTCGCCACCCCAGCGGATCGGAACCATCTTCGACTTGGTAATCTTGATTTCGGCGTGCTTCAGCTCGAAGTCGCCGTTGTTCGGCGGCTCGTCGGCCTCCACGATGTCGTAAAGCTGGTTTTCGGTGGTGATCGGGATAAGGACGCTCTCGCCCACGGCGGCGCTGGTCTCGGAAGCGTTGAGCGTGACCGCCGAAATGAGGCCGGTGGTGTCCCGGCTCACCTGGTCGAGGGCCTGGTACAGGGTCGGGATCAAGTCTACGAGGATGTTGGCCATGCGTCGCCTCCTGCTAGCTGACGATTTTGACGCGGTCCTTCATGATCGCGTTGTATTTCTGGAGATGGTCGAGCTTGTCGAAGTCCTCGCGCAGCATGACCTTCTGAGGCTCCGGCGGCTGGTACTGGTACTGCACCTTCTGGCCGGCACCCCCCAGCTTCGCCATAGCCCGCTCGACGGCGAGGTCGTGCGCCTTCGCTTCGGCGGCATTGGCTCTGGCGTTCGCCTGGTCACGCTCGGCAGCCATGGCGGCAAAGGCGTTCCTGACTTCGCCAGCAAGCTGAGGGTTCGAGGCTCCCAGCCTGTCTAAAACTGCTTGGATGTTGTCCATTGAATGACTTCCTCCGATTGAATGTGATAGATATATATTTATACTTCTCTGGTTACATTGTACGAGAAAAACGTGCTACACGCAAGACGCAGTGCTAGAAGCCATGTTTTTTCTCCATGGCTTCCATGCGCCTTGCCGCGTCTTCAGCTTGTTTCTCTGCAGCTTCAGCGCGGGCAAGAGCAAGATCCCTTTCGTCTTCCATGAGCTGGAACGCTTCGCGGAGTTCGGCCCTGTGCTCCGGCGTCACCTCCGGCATGGCGTCCAGGAGCGCGTCAATGGCGGTTTCCATATTCTGTCCTCCTTCCCGCACGACGGCGGGGGTTGTCGGGTTGTTCGCTATTCGATTGTGGGGGCGGAGCTTGTCCCGCCAGTAGCATTAGTAGCGTAGCGTAGCATTCAGTAGCATTGCTACACAGCGCCGAGAGTAGCATAGCGTAGCGCCCCTCTTAGAGGGGCGCTATTTATGCTACTCGCCTGGCGATTTTGAAATTGATGGACGGAAGAAGGAAACAAGATCCCCGTCCACGATGACTGCGCCTTCGGAGGCCAATAGGTTGCACTGGCGGTAAAACTCGGATTTCTTCGATTTTTCCTCGCCCTTCATGTATCTGCGGATAAACTCGGCCTTCCAGAGGTCCTTGTCGACGGCCCCGCCGTCCTCGACGCCCTGCTCCTTCATGACCGTTTCGAGGGCCCGCCATGCGATGATCGTTGCCGGAGCCATCTTTTTCTTCCCGCCAGCGCTGGCGTTGAAGCGCTCCAGGCTTGAGAGCGAGGCGTCCTGCACGGCAACGCAGGACGTGATCGGATCGCCGTCGTCGTCGGTGCCGACTTCGTAGGTCTTGAGCGCGAAGCGGAGCTCCTGCTCGTCGGACTCGTCCTTTTCCTTGGCTGTCTTCAGCACGGGGTAGCCTTTGACCTTCATCTCCGCAGACAGGAGGAAGTCGAGGTTGCCCAGCTGGGTGTTGCTGCCCCTCGACCCTCTGCTCTCGTCCTTTCCGGTGTGGTGGACCAGAACGACCACGCCTTCGATGGCCTGCGCCAGACGGCGGGCCTGCCGGAGCATGATGCCCATGTCCTTCGATGCGTTTTCGTCCAGCCCTGTCGACGCCTGCGACTGCGTATCCACGACCACCATGGCGCCCTTGCTGCCTGCGGCAGTGATTTCGGTCGCCAGCGCGTCCACCTGCGTCTGGTCGGCAAGATCGAACTCGCTGATCGAGAAGTGCATCTCGCCGGACAGCGGAGGCTTCCTCGCCTCCGCGATCCACATGTCGAACGCCTTGAGCCGCTTGCTTAGCCCTCCGGCGCCCTCCAGGCACAGCCACCAGACGGGCCTGCGCTTCACCCTGCGGCCGTAGAAGTCCCATCCCTCCGCAACGTGGTGGCACAGCGCCAGAAGCATGAACGACTTGCCGCAGGCTGGCGGGCCGTACAGCTGACCGACGCCGCTGTCGGGGATCAGCCCCTTCACGATGTAGGTGAGCGTCGGCAGGCGCAACGCCTCGTCTCTGGACATGAACTTCATGGTCTTCGGCGCGGGCATTGCCTGGGCCAGAGCGTGCCTGACCGTCTCCAGCCCCTTCGCCAGCGCCTCGGCCTCGTTCATTCCGGACGCCATGCAGTCCATGGCCTTCGCCATGTAGAGGTCGTTTGCATCGCTGCAGGGCTTTCCGTTGGGGTAGGCGCATCCGTCCTGCACCACGACGCACCACGGAACGCCGAAGGCGCTGGCGGCCTTGCTGGCCTTTGTCTTGCCAGGGTTGAAGTCGTCCAGCGTCTTTCCGGCGGCCTTTCCCTTGGCCTCGGCCTCGGCGTACAGATTGCGGGCGGTACTCCAGTCGTTGTCGCCCACGATGAGCGCAACAGGCCTGCCTGCCGCCTTGAGGCCCTCGAGGACATGCCAGATGTTGTTGCAGTCGCAAGCGCAGAACACCCGCGCCGACGGCCATGCCTCGGCTGTCGTGGAACCCGTGGCCATGCCTTCGCAGACGAAGACCGGGCTCTCCGGCCCCGAGTCGCGCCCTGCAATTTCAAAGAAGGCTCCCTTTGCCTCGGCCTTCGGGTAGTGGGCCTTGAAGCCGTCGGCAAAGATGCGCTGGTAGCTTTTGAACGTGCCCGAGGCGTCGCAGAGCGGGACTATCAAGGCGGGCTCGGGAGGCTCCTTCGGCCTGTCAGGCCTCTTGCACTGCAGAATCTTCACGCCTGCAGGACATTTAATGCCCTTGCGCTTAATGTAGCCGAAATCATTGCCAGCGGCAGGAGCTCCCGCCCATTCAACGAAGGCGTCTCCGGCGGCCTTCTCGGCTTCGGCACGGCGGGCCTCCCTTCTGGCCTCCTTCTGGCGCTTCCACGCCTCGTCGCGGGCATGGCGCTCCTCAAGGCTCAGTGGAGTCCTTTCGTCATAGAGCGGAACAACTTCCTTCTCGCCTTCGCGCCAGTTGCCGAGGACCATGTTGGCCCATTCGTCGGCATAAACGATGCCCCAGCCGGTCCTGTCAGCGCCGGAGTCTCCCTCGACGGCGAAGCGGAAAACCGTTCCGTCCATCTTGAGCCTGTCGGCGTCAAAGCCTCTCTGCCGGAGCGCATCGGCGGCCCGCGCCTCGATTTCGCCAAGCGAAAGCGTCTTCCTTTGGCGTCCGAGGCTGCTATCCATGAATCTCCCCCCTTCTCTTCGCGCCAGCGACAACCGCATCCTCGATCTCGTTGATGAGGAAGCGCAGCTTGTCGACCATTTCAACGGGAACGATGCGGGCCATGACGCCGCACAGCTGCCTCTGGTCGGTCGAGATCATGGGGAAGTTCAGCCTTTCGGCTATGCGGTCCATGCGGGCAACGCTGCAGCCGCAGATTTCGGCGGCAGTCTTCACTGGATAGAACATGGCGGTTCTAGCCATTCTGCACCTCCTTCTTGGAGGCGCGGCGCTTCATGCCCGCCTTGACCTTGGCGATGGAAGGCAGAGGGATCAGCCATTCGCCATTCTCGGCTCTCTTGACGCCCTCGAAGTCTCCGCGGCGAAGGCGGCGCCAGCACGGGTTATAGCCGATGCCAAGCAGGGCGGCGGCACCCTTGAGCGAGTAGAAGACGGGAGGGTTCTGGTCAGTCTGTGGTGAGGTCATGGAAAGGTCCTCCATGGCCTCCAGCCTGTTCCGGCGGGCTCTGGACGGGGTAGACGGCCCAGCAGATGCCCCGCAGGCGTTCTCGCTCTGCGGCTTCGTTATTGCGTTCTGCGGCTAGCTGGGCCATAATCTCCCTCGCAACAGGACTCCATACCTTACAAGCTGGAGGCCGATTTGGTTTTAGATATTGGGGTATCGAGACCCCGCCAATTTCGGGCCTTGCAGCGGTCACTGCAGGGCCCAAACTTTTAGAAAAAACAGGGCCTTCGATAGAAAATAAGTATAGACCTCGCGCCCTGCGTTGGCAAGGCCCGTTATTATTCTCCCCTACTCAGCGCCCAGAGCGATGCCGTCGGGCAGGGGAGGAGTGTGCTCGTCCAGCGCCCTGCCGATAGAGGGCAGGCGGTTGGCGAGCACGGCGAGCCATTCGTGCAGGCGGTCCAGCTCGTGCTCGGCCTGCAGGATGGGCATGTCCAGAAGAAGGCCGAGGCCGTCCTGCGCCACTGCCTCCATGGCGCCCTTGCCTGACAGGCCGAGGGCGTCCTTGAGCGGAACCAGCAGGCTCTCCACCTGATGGCGGTATGCGGCCAGGTCGCGCTTGACCTGGAGCATGCTGGCGAGGGTGTCGCCGAGGGCGACCTTGCAGGCGTCGAGGCGGGTCTCCAGCGGGCCTTTTTCGCGCTCTGGGCGGGCGAGGGCGTAGACGGTCTGCATGGCGTCCTGAAACGCCTCTGCGGGGATGACAGAGATGGCGAGGACGCCGTACCTGGAGCAGACGGCCCTGCTGATTTCATTGCAGCGGAGGGCGTGGTCCTTGCCCTTCGGGTTGGTCGTGGCGGCGGCACGCACTGCCGACTTGAGAGCGGATGCCTGCGCCTTGGAAATGAATTGCGTGGATCTGGTCTGGGTGGTATTGGTCGAGCTAGTCATGGTCAGCACCTCCGATGCTGTCATGGTCAGCCCTCGTCGCCGTCTAGTCCACGGTGTCGGGGGCGATGTTGTTTTCGTGGCTTCGGTTGAAATGATGCCACGCCATGCCTTGAGTTTGCTGGGTTTGGAATTAAGCCTAGTCAGCGGGCAAAGAATTGCGCCCGCTATGGTTGATGGATGCGTCCTTTGCATGGGCCAGAACCCACTGGTAGGCGGATTCGCGGTCTCCGAAGCGGATTTCACCGATGCTGTCCACGCCGAACTTCTCGCAGAGCGCACGGGTCAGGGCATAGGCTGACGGGCCATTGTTGTCGGACCATGGGCCTCTCTTTGTGACATCCGCGATCGTACTGACGAGGATGGCCTCACTGCCGGTGCCCTTGATGGGACGGTCTTCGTCCTCCATGTCGGGACCGGTGACGGCTTCGCCCTTGCCGAGCCATGCCTTGAGAGCGTCCACGTCGATGCGGTAGCCCTTGCCGACGGTCCTTGCGGGGAGTCCGCCCGTGCGGATGGCGTCACGGATGGCACGGGGATTGACCCTGAGAGCCTGGGCGGCTTCGTCTACGGTGAGGCCGACGAGAGGCGGCCATGCGGTGGTCGTGTTCTGCTGTTCCATAGTGTTTCTCCTTTACGCCCTGTTGGCGTTGAAGAGATAACTATCAGACAAGCAAAGGACAGTCAATAGCTATCAAGCAGACAAGCAGCGTTTTTTTGCAGGACCGTTCCGCAGGTCGCCGGCCCCGAGCTGCCTATACTCCCGCCTTGATGCGCTCGATGCGGGCGAGCAGGTTTTTCACGGTGGTGGCCCTCCACGTCTTCCACGTCTTGGGATCGTCTTTCTTGCTGTTCGGCGTCAGAATATGCTTGTCGTTCAGTTCATCGGCGATAGCGCGGTATGAAAGCCCCTTAGCCCTCAACGGCAGCACCCTGCCGGCAAGGCGTCTGGCGAAGGCGTCAGCCTTCTGCGTCCGGCCTTCCGCAGCCCCTGCGCCACGGCGAGTGCCGAAAGCCTCAGCCCCAAGAGGATTGCCAAGACGTTCCCCCTTCGCCTCAAGCTCTGCCTTCTTTGCGGCAAGAGCCTTCTTCGTGCGTTCGCCAATCAGGCGGCGCTCTTCCGTGGCGAAGGCGATTAGAATGTCGATAGTCAGGGGCGTTGCGTTCGGGTTTTCCGCAGCGATGAAATTCACACCCGACTTCTTCAGCTGGCACCAAAAGCCAAGGTCTCTGGTCAACCGGTCAAATTTTGCAAACACAAGGCTAGCCCCGGTTTCGGTGCAAAGCTCAAGGGCTTCAGTCAGCGCCTTGCGGTCATCGCGCTTGCCGGATGCAATGTCTTCCTTCCTGTCCAGAGTCTTGCCGCCGCCAAGCTGGGCGATGCATCGGGCAACGTCTGCCCTCTGGGCGGCCAGCCCCAGGCCGGAGCGCCCCTGCCGTTCGGTGCTGACGCGGTAGTATTCGACGTAAAGCGCTTCGCTCATCGCTGTTTCCCTTGTGTAAAATGCTTTCAAACACCCGTTTGAAATACTTTTACACTAGCAGGGGCAGAGGTGCAAGCGGTTTTCGTCAGTCGGCTTAGTTTTCAGACGGCACAACTTCCGATTCCTGCCGGCGTGGCTGCACGGGGAAAAACAGCGCGCCGGCGCGCCAGCCTCTTTGCCGGTGGTATTCGGCTTCGCTGGCCCACGTCCGGCCCTGTCCCCCGTATTCGTGAACAGTTCCGTCAGGCAGAACGTATGCATCCGCATACCGCGCGCCGGCGTCTTCGTCCGTGGCCTTCGTCTGTGCAAAGCTGCGTTCCATGATTCGCCTCCTGCCCCTTGAGGGCTGTTTTTTGATGCGTCTGTTCAACTTGAACATGTCTGTGCCGCCCTTCAGCCGGCGTAGCACGGCTCTTCCAGCGTGACGCTAGCTTGAAGGCAAAAGCTGTTGCAGTCTCGTGCGTTGCGCCGGCCTTCCCTGCCGTACTTTCTGGGAAGCTCAAGCCCTGCTTCCGGTGCTGGGAGCGCCTGCCATGGCAGGAACGGCGCCACAGCCACCACTTTTCTGCCATGGCAGGAATCTCGGCAAGGCAAGACTTTTTCGCCCAGTAAAATAGCAAGGCGTCCGCTGGGAGAGGTGCCGGAGCCTTGCTATTTTACTGGGCTGGCATTGCCATGCCTGGCAGGAACAAGTCTTGCCTATGCTCTGGAGAGGTCACTACAGATCCCGCTCCTTCGGGAAGGTTGTCGCGGCCGGCTTCCTGCCGTCGCAGTCGAACGTCGCGGGGAAGTATTTGAGCACGGTGCCGGCCATCCATCCTCTGGCCTTGTGAAACTCGTCCTGCGTCTTCCACGTCCTGCCCTTCCCGCCGATTTCCCGCAGGGTGTCATCCTCCATCACGACGGCGGCCGCGTAGAATTCGGTCCCGCCGTCGAAGTACGCCAGTCCTTCCTCAAGCCCTCGATTCATGCGCCTAGTCCTCCTGCTTGTCGTAGGTGAGTTGCGGAACAACCGTGACGGGCAGTCCGTGGTCGAGTTCATACTGGCGCTGCCACTCCAGCCGCATCTCTTCCATCTCCGGCGAGTCTGCGCGGGGCAGGTCGACCTTCACGTCGATGGAGATGGGGACAGCCTGCGCGGCCTCTTCGCGGGCGGCCTTTGCCATGGCGGCCTCTTCGGTCCAGCCGTGACGCCTCGCCAGAAGCCACGTTGCGGCGTTCAGAGACACCTTGGCAGGCACGTCTCCTGTGCCGTTAAGGGCAAGCTCCCAGACGCGGTTGGCAAGGATGCCCTCGGCCCTCGCGCGCGCGCGCGATAGGGTCTCTGCCAGTTCCGCCATTTCCCGCTTCCGGCGCTGGAACGTCCTTTCTGAGAGGCCCAGAGAGAGGGCTACCTCCGCGTCGGTCAATCCGTGCTGGGCCAAGGCTTCGGCCTTCTTCAGCGTGGCCTCGTCAATCCCGATTTTCCTGCGCCCCATAGCTGCACTCCGGCCCTACGGCATCCTCACGACACGCGCATTCGGCACGACCTTCGGAGGCTGGAGGGCGCTCATGGCCTGCTCGACTGCGCGGAGCCTGTGCCTGAGTCCCATGGCGAACTGCCTCAAGAAAGACCAGCAGACGTACTCGGCCGCCGTCCTCGAACCGGCGAACATGAACGGAACGTGCAGCCTCGACACGAAGCTCGCCACGCTCTGGCAGGCGGCGTGCGGATGCAGTCCTCTGGCCGCGTAGTTGCCTGCGGCCAAATCCTGCCAGCTTCCCTCGACCACCACGCAGTAGGATTCCAGACTGCGCCCGCGCTGGAGCTGCCGGATGAAGCGGGGCCTGTCGGTGCCGAGGCAAAAAGCCAGGTCGTTCATGGACTTGCGCTCGCAGGCCACCACGTCCTCAAGGCCGAGGACGGAGTAGTCGCCCACGTCCAGCTTCTTCGTCACGACGTTCACGCCGTCGTACCCCGCGCCGTCGAACTGGAAAGGGGCCTGCTCTCTTGTGTCTGCAACTATCGTCAATGGTTCCATGTTGTTTCTCCGTAATTAGTGATTCCATCCTCTTCTATTTCCAAGCCCATGCACTTTTGTCATTGTCTGGTCCAGCTTTGACTTTCCATCGAATGTCAGCTGGGAGAGGCCGCTGTCCACCTGCCTGATTATGAGCTTCCAATCGAGGCCCTGCATGTTCGCATCCGTGCTCTTCGCCTTGATCCCGCCTTCCGTCTGGTCCACGAGGGTGATGCACACCTCGACGGCCCCGCCTGCGCCCATGCTCTGGACGCCCAGATTGCCGCCAGGCATCCTCGCCAGAGGCATCACGGCCTCGGGACCCGCTTCGCCCATCACCCCGCCCTTGGCGAACCTTGTCAGCTGGGAGCCGTAGGAGAAGAATGTGGGCGAGGTCACGACATGGTTGCGGAACCCATGGATGCCGGAGAAGGCCCCGCCGGAAGCAAAGGTCATGCCCGTCTGATTGAATGTCGGCGTGAACTTGCCGGAGGCAACGCCGAAGTCCCATGTCCCGCCGCTGGCAATGTTGCCAAAGCCCGTGAACATGCCGCTGAGGCCGGAGCCGAGGGCGTTGGCGATGGGACCGAGGATCATGGACTTCACGGTGATCCGCATCAGGTCTGCGATGATGCTGTTGGCCATGTCGCCGAAGCTCATCTTGCCTGTCATGGCGAACTGGACGAAGGCATCGGCCATGCCGTCGAATGCCTGCCCGACTGCGCCGCTCATCGTCTTCGCCAGGCTCTCGGTTTCCGTGGCGTACCTGCGGAGCCCCAGCACCATGCCGTCCCATGGGCTCCTGCTGAGCTCCATGTGCATGATTTCGGCACGGGCCTTCACATCCTCCATGGGGATGCCAAGGGCGACCCACTCCTGAGCCTGCTTGTCGATGAGCTGGTTCTGCAGGGCAATGCTCTGGTTCGTGTCGCCCGTCAGCTGGGCAAACTCTTCGTAGAACTGGGCCTTGTCCCGAAGGGTGCGGAGACTGAGCTCGTCGAGCTTCTGGGCCTTCTCCAGCTCGGCCTTCCTCTTCTCCAGCGAAGCAAGCTCTTCGGCCTGAGCGGCAGTCGCCTGCTTCCTGCGGATCGTCTCGTCCTTCTTCACATCGGCGTTCTTGATCGCCGCTTCGGCTTCGGCCTCGATCTTGGCCTTCAGCCTGTCGTAGGTGGTCATGCCCGGCTGGAGCGCCCGCTCAAGGGCCTCCACCTCGTTCCGCATCTTCTCGATGCCCGAGGCGAACCTTGCGGAGCTCTCGGCCTCTCTGGCGGCGCCGCCTCCACCCTTGCCCTTGCCGCCTTTTCCGGCCAGCGACTTGAACTGCTCTTCCACGGACGCCATGGCGTCGGCGTAGCCCTTCTGGAGCGCGGCAAGCTGGGCGGGGTCGCCGCCGTTGGCCATGATTGCGGCCCTCGCCGTGTTGTACTGCGAGGTCAGTGCGCCCCTCTTGCCCTGCAGGGCGTTCTGCTTGCCCGTCTTGCTCTTGCCCGCCTCCTTCCCGAAGGTTTCGAGCGTTTCCTTGACCAGGGCATCCCGTTCCTGCTTTTGGGCTTTGGCCTGCGTGAGCATGTTCCGCGCCGTGGAGGTAGCCTTGCGGGATGCGTCGAGCAGGGTCTTGGCCTGCTTGATCTGGTCTTCGCTGTACTGTGCCTCCGTGGACATGGACGCCCCGAAGACGCTGTCGATGCCGGAGTAGTCCTGCGCCGCGATGGCGGGCTTGGCGCCAGTGCGCTTGAGGTAGGCTATGGCTTCGTCCCGCCTGACTGCGTTCCGCTCAGCGTTGTTGTGGTACTCAAGGAACTCGGTCACGAACTGCATCACGAAGCGGGCAGGCCCGGATGCCGCCAGATTGGCCTTGAACTCCTGCCATGCGCCCATCATGCGGTTGAGTTCGCCCTGGACAGTGTGGGCGGCTTCCTTGGCCGAAGATGCGAACTTGTCGTTCAGCACGGCGGCCATCTTGGGCACGAGGTCGGTGGCGAAGATCTTGCCGTCGGCCATGAGCTTGTCGAGCTCGCTCATGGTCATGCCCATGGCCTCGGCGGCGATGTTGAACGCATCTGGCAGCACTTCGCCCATCTGGTTGCGGATCTCTTCGGCCTGCACCTTGCCCTTGCTCATCATCTGGCCGAGGGCGCGGAAGACGCTGTGCATCTGCTCGGAAGAGAGGTGCATGGCGGCGCCGGCGTTGGAGAACGCCTTGAAGATGTCGTTCGCCTGGGAGGCGATGCTGCTGTTGTTCGCCGCCGCAAAGAAGCCCTTGGCCGCCTCGGCAGTCTCCATGAAGTTCTGGCCCACATCCTGAGACTGCTTGCGGATGACGTCGAGCTGGGCCTCCATCCCCCCTTTGCCGAAGATGGTGGAGTAGCTCTGGTGCAGGCCGTCCATGGCGATCGCCGCCTGCAGGCACGCCTTCTGGAGGTCGAGGATGCCGCCAGCGACGGCGGCGATGCCCAGCGCCTTGAAGGCTCCGCCCAGCGACACCACCTTGGCCTTGAAGCCGCGCAC